AGACTCAGGTCTGACCATCTCGATCTCGAAAGTCACCACAGGTTCAGCAACTGCTGTACAGACCGAAGGTGCTGCAGTACAAGAGACCAACATGGACGACACCAAACTCGACATCGCAGTGCAGACCGTCGCCGGTCAGCAGAATGTCAGTCGTCAGGCGATCGAGCGTGGCACGAACATCGACTCACTCGTGATGGCTGATCTCGTATCTGCCTACCACACGAACCTTGACTCATTGTTCGTCACGACCAGTGCTACATCACTCACCAATGTGATCACACAGGTAGTCACCTACACTGACGGTTCACCGACCGTACCTGAGCTGTACCCGAAGTTGGCTGACGCTATTCAGCGCATTCAGACCAACTTCTTCGCAGGCCCGAACTTCATCTTGATGCACCCACGACGACTCGCATTCATCTTGGCTGCTCTCGATACCCAGAACCGACCACTTGCAGTACCTGTACCTAACTTCAACGGTCAGCCTGCATTCTCGTCTGGAAATGGCGCACCTGTGTATGGAAACAGTGGCTACACCATCTTGGGTCTGCCAGTCATCACCGATGCCAATGTCACCACGACTAACGGCGTAGGTGCTAACGAAGATGTCATCATCATCGGAAACAGCCAAGAAGCACACCTGTGGGAACAGGGTGCAGGCGAACCGATGTTGCTGCGCTTCGAACAGCCAAAGGGTTCAGAGCTCGACATCACCATGATCGTGTACGGCTACAGCGCATTCACAGCGAATCGCTACCCAAATGCCTTCTCGCTCATCGGTGGAACTGGTCTCGTAACACCTAGCTTCTAACTCAGTCGATAGTCGGTGCACCACAGGCTGATCACTGTGGTGTGCCGGCTCTCTGAGATCGCACTATGACCAACAAAAAATCACTCATCGATGCCCTGCTCACAGAGCGTGCTGGATATGTACAGCGTGGTCTCAAAGACCGTGTGGTACAGATCGACACATGTCTGCGTGATCTCGGCTATGAAAGCAAACAAGCATCGACCCCAGTAGAGACTGCGACAGCAGTGCCACAGGTCGAGACAGCGAATCTTCCTAAAGCAGCTAAACGCAAGAAGGGATAGACCCATATGGCCATCACTAACGGCTACTGCACACTTGCCGAAGTGAAGGCAGCTATGCGTCTCACCGATAATGTCGATGACACTCTGCTAGAGAACTCGATCGAAGGTGCTAGTCGTCGCATCGATGGCTACACCAGTCGATTCTTCTATCAGACTCAGAAGACTGTCACCTACTATGCAAACAACTCGTATCGGCTACAGACATCAGATATCGCATCATCGACGCTGACCCTGAAGACCGACAACAGTGGTACTGGCACATTCGATTACACATGGAATGCAGCTACTGACTACACGCTAGAGCCACTAGATCACGCACTACAGGGCAGACCATATCGTGCGATCGCAGCCACTGGTGGGCAAACATTCCCACTCTGGCTTGCACCTGCACCACCGACCGTACAGCTCACAGCCACATTCGGCTGGCCTGCTATCCCAGATGATGTCAGAGAAGCCTGTGTACTGCTATCTATGCGCCAGTTCGCACGCTATAACGCAGCTCTAGGCGTGCTCGGTTTCGCTGACATGGCGATCACAGTGCGTGCAGTAGACCCTGATGTGCGTGACCTGCTGTCGCCATATCGCATTCTCGGTATGGCCTGATGCCGGCGACCGTCTCGCAGGTGCTGACAGGTCTGGCGACCAGACTCGGCACTATCTCTGGTCTGCGCACCAGTACCTATATGCCTGATCAGCTCAACCCACCTATCGGCTTCCCTGTCATCGAGTCCGTCGAATATCATGGTGCTTTCGGTGGTGGCGATGTCGTCATGCGCTGCTCAGTCTTCGTGATCGTCGGCAGATACCTAGATCGCACAGCTCACACATCTCTCGATGGGTATCTCTCATACAGTGGGGCTACATCGATCAGAGCTGCCATAGAAGGTGATCGCACTCTGGGTGGGGTGGCAAGCACGCTGATAGTCGAGTCGGGCATGAACATCACAGCAGTATCGGTTGCCGAGAGCGAGTTCCTGCAAGTACAGTGCACAGTGGTAGTGCACGCATAGAAAGGCATCTAGATGACGACATACACAGTGAGCAGCGACAGACTCGCAGGGCATAAGTGTGGTGACACACTCAGTGCATCTGAACTAGAGTCATCAAACATCGATGCTCTCGTGGCTGCCGGTCATCTGACCCCAGTCTCTGCAGTATCAAAGATCAAGATCGACAAGAAAGAAGACAACTGACATGGCTCAACTCGTACTCACCAACGCATACATCGACATCAATGGTGTAACGCTGAGCGATCGTGCAAACAGCGTTACTCTGACCTACGAGATCGATAGCGTCGAATCAACGACCTTCGGCTCAGGTGGCCACACCTTCATTGGTGGCTTGCAGAACATCACGGTAGATGTCGAGTTCATGCAAGACTTCGCAGCAGCTGAAGTTGAAGCGACGATCTTCCCACTCGTGGGCACGCAGACGACAGTGATCGTGGCAGCTAACGGTGGCGCATTTAGCGCAACAAATCCGAAATATACAGTATCGTCGGCTTTCTTGGCAGCTCACACGCCGGTCGCTGCAGCTGTTGGCGAGATGGCGATGACTTCGCTGTCTTTCACTGGTGGCACGCTCGTAAAGACGACAGCATAACCCAGTACCTATCTCTAGAAAGGGGATATAGATATGAAGATCGCACTAAAGGTGCAGTATGCAGATGGTGAGACACGAGATGTCACAGCACGCTTCGCAGATTTCGTATCGTTCGAGCGCACATGGTCACGCAGTGTGGCCAACTTCGAGCGAGAGATCAGACTCACCGACCTTGCATGGCTCGCATGGTCTGCAGAGACTCGTGCCAAAAACACGACACTCAAATTCGACCCAGACTGGATTCAGACTATTGAGAATGTCGAGATCGCAGACGACTCGCTCGCTGAAGAAGGTGGTAACCCTTTGGAGACGACAGCTATCACTGGCTGATCGCATCATTGTCGGTAGAGACTGGCATCGCACCATCAGCACTGATGGCAGAGTCAGAGACGATGCTCAATACTCTGATCGCATATCTCAAGTGGCGTGCCAAGCAGTCACGCAAGCGCAGGTGATCACGCATGGCTGCTGAACGCTTTCAGGTCAAAGGTCAGAAAGATCAGTACGGCAAGATCGAGATCATCAACTACACGCAGTTCATCAAAGGCATCAAAAAGGCTGAGTCAGAAGGCTACTCAGACGACCTGCTACAGAAGGCCAACGAAGCAGTAGCAGAGATCATCATCAGACGAGCGAATCAGATCGCCGGCACGAAGATGGAGAAGTCAGCAGCTAAGACGCTACAGAAGTCATCTAGCAGGCTGCGTGTCGCTGTGACTGGTGGTGGCAAAGAAGCACCATATTTCGGTGGCGCAAACTTCGGTGCGCAACGGAATGTGCGTCGTCTGATCAAAGCACCGAATCAGCGTGGTCGTCGATCTCGTGCCACGACAGTACGACATGGGGAAGATGTCGATGTGGTAGCTCGTCGAGTAGAGAATCAGAATGTGGAGTCATCAGGCAAGACGATCTCTAAGCGTCTGGGTGGTCAGCAGGTAGAGCTCGCACGCACGAAGTCTGGTGGGCTACGAGTCATCAAAGGCTGGAATCAGTTCAAGCAGCAGACTCGTGGTCGTGACTTCTTCCTGTACCGAGCTGTGGGCTATGAAGAGAAGCACATCATGGGTCTATATCAGACAGTGCTTGATCGGCTTACAGGCGAAGCGTTCCCAGAATAGACTGCACTGATCATGGCTGGCGCACGCAAACTTACCCTGCAGATATTCGGTAATGCGAAGTCTGCTGTCAGTGCGCTGAAGGATACCGGCGACGCAACAGTCAGCATGGGTAAGCGCATGTCGAGTGCCCTACCGTCACTGAAGACGATGGGTCTGGCGACAGCTGCACTCGGCACAGCAGCTGCAGTGTCAGCGAAGAAGTTCGTTGACATGGGGTCTGATCTACAAGAGTCGCTGAGCAAAGTCGATGTGGTGTTCGGTGAGTCATCGCAGGCTGTACGAAACTTTGCCAAGACC